GGTCTGACATCAATCACAACAGATGTTAAGTTTGAGAATCAGGGTTATGTTGATTTAGACAGTCTGACATCAATCACAACAGATGTTAAGTTTGAGAATCAGGGTTATGTTTATTTAGACAGTCTGACATCAATCACAACAGATGTTAAGTTTGAGAATCAGGGTAATGTCTATTTAAGAGGTCTGACATCAATCACATATCAAGGCAAAAACTTAAATCTGAAACATGTCGATGGTTATACAATGATTATAACTTCAGCAAAAACAAAAGATAGTTTTAAAATACATAAAGCTAAATATTTTAAAGGTGGAAACTTGGAAGATTTACCATCTTGCATTGTTGCTGAAAAAGATAATTATTTTGCGCATGGTGAAACAATCAAAAAAGCTATTACAGATGTTCAATTTAAATTTATGCAAAATAATTTAAACATAAACGACTTAGTTGCGGAAATAAAAATAAAACAAACGGTAACTGTAAATGAATACAGATTGTTAACTGGTGCTTGTTCATTTGGTGTAAATGAGTTCTTAAAAGATAAAAATATATCTCAAGATGAACTCCCATTAAATCAAGTTATTGAAATAACAAAAGGACACTATGGGAGTGGTCAAATGATGAAGTTGTTTAAAGAAGATTAAAATGAAAGAGCTTCAAATAATACATGACTATAAGACTTTAGCTCTTCCATTGGATATGATAGCTAGAAAAAATGGTGCGACTTTAGCGTACATTATAAATGTAGTATATAGGGCAACGGTGGTTATACCTGAGAGTATAAAAGAAAGTAAAAAAATATTAAAGGAATTAAAATGAATATTTATATATTAGGAGTTATTAACTCTATATTAATATTAGGTGTTGTATTCCAACTGATTAAAATATGGAGATATGATGGGTAAGATAACTATAATGAGTACAAGTGCAACGATGAACTATTTAATACATGTAGAGAAGTTAACTATTAAAGAGGTTCGCATTATTTTAGGTGAGTCTCTTAAGGACGCAAGATTGTTGGTTAATGGTAAGAAAGATTTTACTAAACAAAACTATTTAGATTTAATTTTCAATTTCCCTCATTTAATGGGTCATATTGAAAATTTTGAAAACGTAAAAGGATAAAAGATGAAAGATATAATTATAGATGAAAACTACGAGGGTGTTGTAAATAAAGGTTATTGGTTTGAGTTCAACGGAAATTTAATAATTAATGGTAATGCAATAATCAAAATTAATCTAAGAGTTAAGGGCTACCAAAGAGTTAAGGGCTACCAAAGAGTTGAGGGCGACCAAATAGTTGAGGGCTACCAAATAGTTGAGGGCGACCAAATAGTTGAGGGCGACCAAATAGTTAAGGGCTACCAAAGAGTTAAGGGCTACCAAAGAGTTAAGGGCTACCAAAGAGTTAAGGGCTACCAAATAGTTGAGGGCGACCAAATAGTTGAGGGCTACCAAATAGTTAAGGGCTACCAAATAGTTAAGGGCGACCAAATAGTTAAGGGCGAAATTGAAATATTAGGTTTCAAAACTAACTTCTCTTTATCATTCATCCAAGACAGATACCAACTTTATTTTATGAGCGACTTAATAAAAATTGGTTGTCAAAAGCACTCTCCTGAGAAATGGGCTAGTTTTACAGATGAACAAATTAGAAACATGGATGACGGTAGTTTAGAGTGGTGGAATAGATGGAAAAAATTTGTGTTATCCACACATTCCAATTTAGTTGAAGCTTATAATGAAAAGGATAAGTAATGGGTTTATATGTAGAAGTACCTAATAAATTAGGTTGGTTACAAGACAATGGTGTTATGACAACTAAAAGAGGTATAGCTAAAGACGATGAGTTTTTAGTATGTTGTGTTAATAATGTACATTTTCATGCTGTTGGTGTAGCCTATGATGAAAGAGAGTTAAAAGTTTTTAGTGATTCATCTGATGGTAGACAAAAATTTTGGTTTAGAGTTAAAAAAGATGTGTTAAAACCAGTTTGTCCTGAATGGGATAGCTATATTGGAAAGGATAAGTAATGACAATTCAATATGGTGGTAATGATATTTACACATTAATGTTCGGTACTAGGACATTAATTTTACCTAAAAGTGAAATTGATGAGATAGTTGATGAGTTTATTGACAAACATGAAAAGTTTGAAGAAGTAGAAGATAAACTAGAAGATAAACTAGAAGATGTTAGGGATGAAGTTAAAACTTTAGCCTTAACTATTGAGAAATCATTTGAAGAGTTGAATCTATTTATAGACGATGACGTTTTTGATGAAGAGTCTTTTAACGCTCGAAGGGATGAAATTTATAGACTTCTCACTAAATTACAAAAGATTTAACCCAAAAGGTAGTAATGACCCCCAAAATCTTACTACTTTTTACTACCTCGCTACTACCGCTCTACTTCCACGCACAAGGGTGCTACAGAGAAAGGTAGTAAGGTAGTAACCTTATATGTCACAAGAGAGTATTTAAAATATAGGGATAAAAAATAAAATAATATGTATTTTATAAATAGGGGGAAATTCAACTATTTTTACTACCATTGCTTCAAACACCCACTACAACGAGGTTTGAAAGGGTAGTAATGTGGTAAAACGGTAGTAAGTGTAAAAACACCTATTTTCTACTAACGCCCACCACAACGAAGTTTAAAGCGGTAGTAACACCCATTACTACCTTTATTTACAAAAATTATGATATACTTTTGACATCAGAACGGTTAACATTGTGCCTCCCATGGCACACAACTCCTCCATCTTTGGGTGGAGGCACAATGTTAGTCGTAACTGTTAATTCAGTCCAAAAGGATGTGTTGTGGGAGGCACTCTTTTTGTAGACTATGAAAATATACCCCAAAAGGAGAACTAATGAATAATACTCTCAAAGATGCTTATGAGCAATATCGTTCACAAGGATTTGTACTACAAAAATCCGCACGATATAAAAAACATGCGTTCAGAGAGGGTGCTTATGCTGACCGTGAAAATGAAAGTTGGATTGATAGTGCTACGGGTTATGTTGGTATTATTCCACCTAATTTAATCATTGTTGATAATGACAAGTATGAATCAGATAATGAGTTTGATAAATTGCTTGAAGACCTCAACCTAGATTATATACCCGAACCTTTTGCACTCACACCTAGTGGTGGAGAACACTACGCTTTTGAAAATCCAAATCTTGAAATGGTGATTGGTAATCACGGTTATAAAGCTGTTGATATTTACGCTGGTTATCAATCAGTAATTCCAATCGTTGGTACGACTGTTAAAAACAAACAAGATATTCTAGCTTCGTACAAATGGGCTGATGATATTACTGAAAGTTTTATTGTCAATAAATTTGATGAATCAATGTTGGAAGTTCTTAAAATGAGAGTCCGAGCTGAAGCTACAAATAATCCATACGATGATGACATGGGTTTAAGTGTTGCAATCAAAGCTGAGAATATGCCCGACGAAGAAATCAAATCTTTACTTGAAGCACTACCTGAGAATTTAGATTATGATACTTGGATAGCTGTTGGTATGTGTATCTATGACAGATACGAAGCTAGTGAGGAAGGATTAGTTCTCTTCAAAGAATTTTCTGAGAGGTCTTCAGAAAAATACGATGAAGATTTAACTCTCAAAAAATGGAACTCAGGAGCACTAAAACCTACTCAAACAACTTACAAGCGACTACGAAGTATATCAAATGAGTCATCGTTAGGTGGTCTTGAAGATGAGATAGCTAATGCTGATGAGAAAATATTGAAGAAAGTTATTAAAACTATTGCTTCAAAACCTTGTTTGAATACCCGTGGAAAACTTGATGACGCTGTTCGTGATGAATTAGCTGTTAAGATTAACACTCGTATGAAAGACCTCAAGAAAGATGACCCAACTGTTAAAGTTATTCAAGCTCGTACGCTTGTGAAAGACTTACAACATGAGGTTAGTGAGGAAGAGATAGAGGTTGGTGGTGTTGACGCTAAAGCCTATCTCAAAGGTGTTAAGTACGTTGTGCGTATTGGTAAGAAGAAAGTTGAAGACCTCGGTAGTGGTGCAGCAATCACAACACTTACTAATCTTGGTGTACCAAATGCAATGGCTAAAACCATCGTTGCTAAGGCTACAGTGATTAGTGCTACTGAAATGACAACTGACTATATGTTGGGTAAAGATATTTCCTATAACATCGAACAAGCTGAGGGTGTTGAGAAACTTCCATTGCTTGTTGGTAGAAAAGACCCATTCCATGATGTTAAAGATTATATCCGTAACGATGAGATTACTAATGACTTCATGCAAAAGATTTGGAACGGTAAGGCTCAAGACATTGTTGAGTTAATCGCTCTAAGTATTCGTTATGGGGAACAAAAGCTAAATCGACTGATGACAGTTGCACCATCTAACACGGGTAAGACTGAAATCTACACAATGCTTGGTTTTCAAAAGATAACCATGCCTCGCTTATTGAACGGGCTTAGAGGTGACAAGGGTATTGGTACACAAGTTGTTAACGGTGTTAAAGACAGTGGGTTATTACTAATCGATGAAGCCAATAAAGCTTTAGAAGCTGAGATTAAACACCTTGACAAAGACGTGTACGTTGATGAGTTCGGTGCTGGTGGTGGTACGCAGAAGATTAAGTTGCATTTTACAGCTTTAACTTCAACACACAAAACAGCAACACGTAACAATTCAGATGAGCTATATAATCGCTTCTTACAAGTGGAATTATTAGAAAATGAGTCCGCATACCATGTTACCCATAGTCCAGTATTTCAAGAAGACAGCGTTTTATACACAGAAGTAATTAGTTCATATCTTCGTTATCACTTCAAAAAATGTTTGACTGAAGATGAGTACGATAAGCAATATTTTAATGATTTACAGTCAAGATACAGATTACCTCTCAACAACGATTTAGATGAGTTCCTTTACGGTGTCTCCGAACAAGTCATATCGAATCTCAAGCACCTTGCTTCAGATGAGGGTGATATTCTTCTTAGACAAGGTGAGTATTACGCTAAACGAAAAGGTGATGTAACAGCTATGATTGAGGACTTACTCAAAGAAGTCTCATCAATAGACCACGGTAAATACGGGGAGAAAATGATGGGTCACTTCGTTGGTAGTCAGGGTAAAACAATCAAAGTTAACGGTAAACCAATCAAGTATTACCCGTTAAATCTAAAGACATACACTCAAGATAAAGACCAGCAAATTGTTGATGGGTTTGATGATTTAGAATTAGAAGAGTTTTAGAGTACCTTAAGTTTTCTTAAGGTACAATTTCAATACACAATAAAAACATAAGGATAAAAAGATGAAAATCACATTTGACACATTAAACGAAAAAGAAGTTGCTGAGGTTGTATCACTGTTGGAACTTTTTGGTATGGTTAGAGGTAGTACGCCACAAAAGGGTGTTACGTCAACGGAAACAGTAGTAGAAGACAAAAAAACTAAAAAGACGACTCCTACTATTACTGAAGAGAAAAAAGACGCTGTAGAGCCTGAAAAGACTCCCGTTAAAAAGACTGAATCTAAAATCGGTTTAGCTGATTTAAAAGAATCTGCTAAAAAAGCTGTTGGTCGTTCTTCAAGAGAAGAGGTTAAGACAACTATTGGTGAATTTGCTGAGAAATTAGCTGAAGTTGATGAGGCTGATTACGGGAAACTTTACAAAAAGTTACAAGCGTTAGGGGTGTAGTTATATGTTAACCCAAAAAGAATTGAAAGGGAATTTTAAATATTTCCCTGACAGCGGGTTGTTTTTACGACTATCTAAAGACAGTCGTAAAAGAGTAAAACCTAAATATGTTGGTACGCAAACTGAGTCAGGTTATCTAAGGATTGTTTTTAATGGTAAGTCTTATCAAGCACATAGGTTGGCACACTTATACATGAATGGTAAAATGCCTGAAAATGAAATTGACCACATCAACCATCATCGTTCAGACAATCGTTGGAGTAACTTACGAGAAGTTACTAAGGGTGAAAACGCTAAAAATATGACTTTACCTTTGGATAATACGAGTGGGGTTATTGGTGTCCATTGGGCTAAAGATAGAAATAAGTGGAGAGCTGAAATAAAAGTTGATGGTGTTAAAATTAACTTGGGTTCATTCACAAAATTCAGTGAAGCGGTTGATATTAGGAAATTAGCCGAAGTTTCTTATGGATTTCACGAAAATCATGGAAAGGATAAATCATGAATCATGCCCGTTTATCACCGAGTTCTTCGGCAAGATGGTTAAGTTGTACAGCAAGTGTTGCTGAGTCAGAAAAATACGAAAACAAAGGTAACTCAGCTTCAATACTGGGTACAAACATTCATTACTTAGGTGAGCAATTACTTAAAGATGAAGTTATTGAAATTGGTCAAACGCACACTGAACAAGGTGTTGAGTTTATAGTTGACGCTGAAATGTTGAAATGTGCTGAAGAGTATTGTGATTACGTTAAGTCGTTCATTGATAAAGACAGTGTTGTTTTAATTGAAGAACAATTTGATCTAGGTTTTATATCTCCTAATCAATTTGGAACATCTGACGCAACAGTGCTTAACGATACACATCTTCATGTTATGGATTTAAAAACTGGTCATGGTATAGTTATGGCTGAACAAAATACTCAACTAATGTTATACGCTCTTGGTGCATTACATGAGCTTGAAGATATTTATGACATTGAGACTGTAACTTTACATATTGTTCAAACTCGTGCTGGTCATGTTGACACTTGGGAACTGGATGTTAAGACTCTTAAGTTATTTGAAATGATTGCTCAGACACAAGCCAAAGCCATTATTGACGGTGACGTTGAGTTTAGCCCATCTGAAAAAGCTTGTAAATGGTGTGCGCACCAAACTAATTGTGAGTCACTTAAAACTCATGTTGAAGATACTGTAAAAGGCGCATTTGATAATATTGAAGATATTGATGGTCAAGCTGACTTAATCGATGTGGATCATATTAAAAAAATTCTTGACAACAAAGATTTAATAGTTAGTTTTATTAAGGCTGTTGAAGCTAGAAGTCTTGAGTTGATGGAAGCTGGTACTGAGATAGACGGTTACAAATTAGTTGAGTCTAAAACTAATCGCAAATGGGCTGATGAAGAGGCTGTTGCTAAATACCTAAATCGTAAAATCCCAGCAGATACGTTATGGGTTAAGAAACTTATACCTATGACTAAGATTTTAAAGCTTAGACCTAATGATAAAAAGTTGGAGGCGATGTTGATTAAACCTGATGGTAAACCAGTTATTGCACCTATGAGTGATAAGCGTCCACCGATAAGCGGTGTTGCTGATGGATTTGAGGAGTGTTAAGATAACACTCCAACATGCGTTGGCTGAAATGTCTTCTAAAAACTAAAAATAAAATGCTACAAGGATAAAATCATGGCAAACATTAAAATTCCAAACGCTCGTCTGAGCTTCCCAAGTCTATTCAAAAAATCTGAGTTCAACGGTGTTGAAGGTAAATACGAGGGTACATTATTATTCCCTAAGTCTGACACAAAAACTTATGACGCTATTATGGCGGCTATTGAGAAATGTAAAAAAGATAACAAACTTAAAGTTGGTGCTGATAAAACATTTATTAAAGATGGTGATGATATTGAGTATGATGGTTATGCTGGTATGTGGGCTGTTAAAGCTTCTAACGGTAAACGTCCAACTGTGATCAATCGTGATAAAACTCCTCTTGTAGAAGAAGATGAAGTTGTATATGCTGGTTGTTATGTTAATGCAATTATTGAACCATGGGGTCAAAACAACACATATGGTAAACGTATCAATGCTAATCTGCTTGGTGTTCAGTTCGTTAAAGATGGTGAGCCATTCGGTGATGGTGGTAAAGTTGCTGACGCTGATGAGTTCGATGAAGTTGAAGAAGATGAGGAATATTAATTATGAAGATAATACATAGTGAAATGGTGACCGCTTTAGCTAAAAGCGGTCAAGTGATTGCCGATGAGATAACTGGTGTCGACATGCACTTGTTGCATATGGCTGTTGGTGTTTCGGGAGAAGCCGGTGAACTTATAGACGCTATTAAAAAAGCTGTGATTTATCGTAAACCACTTGACCGTGAAAATGTTATTGAGGAACTCGGAGATTTAGAGTTTTACATGGAGGGTTTAAGACAAGGGTTGGATATAACTCGTGAAGAAACTCTCGACGCAAATATTGCTAAACTTGGTAAACGTTACCAAGATGGTTATAGTGATAAAGCGGCTCACGATAGAGCCGATAAAAATAGCTAGTTGCTAGATACGCTGATTATTTTCAGCGTATCAATGGAGCTAACTCCTAAAATAAAGAAAAATCGCATAGCGTAAAGGATATAAAATGGATGAAGTTATTTTAACCCATGAAAATTTAAGAATGTTACTTGAATTGGTGGAAGATAAACGAAAATTACTTGGTCAAGGTGTTTATCCACCAGCTAAAGTTGACGATAAACTAGAAGACTTATATGAAAAGTTAATGGACATAGCTTTTATGGGAGATAAATAATGAAAAAGTTAATCTGCCTAGATATAGAAGTCTTACCCAATTACTTTCTCATAGTCATTAAAGGTTTACAGTCAGGTAAATATCTTAAGATGGATATGTACGGGGCTGGTAGTAAACTTACTAAGGAACAAAGAAGTAAATTAAATCATATGCTCTCAAGATACACATCGTTTGGTTTCAACTCTATTAAGTATGACATGCCACAAATTAATTACGCTTTGAGTGGTGCAACATGTCAAGAGCTTTATGAGAACTCTGTAAAGATTATAGAGAAAAACCAACCTGATTGGATGACTTATCGCAACTTGAATATTGAGCCAAGACATTACGACCATTTTGATGTTAGTGAACCCGCACCAGCTGTAATGATCTCATTAAAAAATTATGGTACTCGTGTTGGTTCTAAGAAGCTGCAAGAGTTTTATCTTGATCCACATCTTGCAATATCTGAAGAGCAAAAAGAAGGTCTTATAAAATATTGTGAGAATGATGTTGATGTTACAGTTGATTTATACAACGCTATTAAAGACCGCATTGAACTACGTGTTGAAATGGGTAAACAATATGGACTTGACCTACGTTCTAAATCTGACGCACAAATAGCTGAAGTGGTTATTGCTTCTGAATTAAAGAAGAAAGGTGTAGTTGCTAAAAAACCTGAACTACATTCATCTTTTAAAGCTCACTACCAAGCACCTGACTATGTGCAGTTCAAAGATAAAAAACTTAATGAGCTAGTTGAGATGTTAGAAGATATTAAATTTGAAATAGCTTCTAATGGTGCTGTAACTATGCCAAAAATTTTAGCTAATCATAAAATTGTTATTGGTAATACAACATACAAGATGGGTATAGGTGGGCTACACTCACAAGAGAAGTCTATCAGTGTTGTGAGTGATGAAAATAATGTTATGCGTAACGCTGACTTTGACGCGTATTACCCATTTATCATTTTGAATCAAGGTTTATATCCTAAACACTTGGGTAAAAAGTTTTTAGATATTTATCGTACAATAGTTGAAACAAGAATATTTGCTAAGAAAGAAAGCCAAAGATTAGGTAAAGAGATTAAGATGTTAACATTACTTTTAGATTAACACTACTGGTCATAAAGGTATAACTAAGCAGAGTGCTAAATTTTTAGTTAGAAAAACCATTGATGGTAAGCGTGTTTATTTAGGTAATACAAAAACCTTAGAGGACGCCATAACTTTATATGACAGTGGTATTAAAAAGAAAAAGGATATGAACAATGAAAGAGATGAATCAGGAAGATATACTTCAAAAAATTAAAGAGCTTGAAATAAAGAAAGCCGCTTACGATGTTGAAAATGCTGGTAAGAAAATCCAGATTAATGGGTCATTCGGTAAGTTTGGTTCAAAATATTCTAAACTCTACTCACCTAATATGTTATTGGCTACAACGATTACGGGTCAACTCACACTGCTTATGTTGATAGAACAAATGGAGTTGCACAATATTCCCGTTGTATCTGCCAACACGGATGGTCTTGAATATTTTTGTCCTCGTGATAAAATTGATTTAGCTGAGACAATTATATTTGACTTAGAACTTATAACTGGTTTCAATATGGAACACGGTGAGTATAAAGCTTTACATGCAAAAGATGTAAATAACTACGTTGCTGTTTATGACGGGTATGTTAAGTCAAAAGGTATCTATGCTGAGACAACCTTGAGTAAGGGTCGCTCAACCCCTATAGTTTATGAAGCTATTAGAAAGTATTTGCTTGATGGTGCTCGTATTGATTATACGATAGGTGCGTGTATGGATATTAACCAATTTGTATCTGCTAGAACTGTTAAGAGTGGTGGTGTTTACAAGGGTGAGTATCTTGGTAAGATGGTCAGATGGTACTACGCTAAAGATGGTGACAAAATTACGTATAGTAATAATGGAAACCTTGTACCAAAAACTGCTGAAGGAAATGGTGTTAGACCAATGATGGATTTAACTGATGATATACCAAAAGATTTAGATTACGAGTGGTATATAAATGAAGCTGTGTCAAAATTAAAAGACTTGGGAGTTGATTATGAATAACGTTCACTTTAGTAGTAAAAACCAAGCGTGGTCAACACCTCAAGATTTTTTTGATAAGTTGGATAAAGAATTTAACTTTACGCTAGATCCTTGTTGTTCAGTTGAAACAGCCAAATGCTCAAAGTTTTATACTGAAAGTGATGATGGTCTGTCTAAAGACTGGTCATCTGAGGTGGTATTTATGAATCCTCCATATGGTAGAGAAATAGCTAAATGGATGGAAAAAGCTTATTTAGAATATTTAAAAGGGGCAACTGTTGTATGCCTTATACCTTCACGTACCGATACTAAGTATTGGCATGAACACATATTCCCACATTACTATAAAGGTGATGTAGAAGTTAGGTTTTTAAAGGGTCGCTTAACTTTTGGAACAGAGGACTACTGGACAGATATATGGGAATCTAAATTTTTAAATGATAAGCCGAATACGCTATATAAAAAATATGGTAAAAAAAATACCGCACCATTTCCAAGTGCTGTAATCGTATATGGAGGTTTCTAAATGGCAATAACAGATAAGCTTAAATATTCAGACTTACATGGGTATCAAAAAAGAGCTATACAATTTGTATTAGATGTTCCAAAATGTGCTTTATTCCTCGATATGGGGCTCGGAAAATCAATTAGTGCTTTAACAGCTATAGAAGACTTGATGTATGATAGCTTCCAAGTCAATAAAGTTCTTATTATTGCACCCCTACGTGTTTGCAACACGGTTTTTGCACAAGAAGCTAAGAAGTGGGAACATACAAAAAACTTAACGTTCTCAAACTTAGCTGGTGGTAAACAAAACATAATGGTTGGCTTACAACGTAAAGCTGACATCTATATTATCAATAGAGAAAATGTTAAAGCCCTTGTTGAACATCTTGGTAAGAAGTGGGATTTTGATATGGTGGTTGTTGATGAGAGTTCTTCATTCAAATCACCATCATCACAACGCTTCAAGGCTCTAAAGAAAATGTTACCTTTTATCAGTCGTATGGTTTTACTTACAGGTACACCAGCAAGTAATGGTTATGGTGATTTATACTCACAATTCTTTTTACTTGATGGTGGGTTTAGACTTGGTAGAACGCAAACAATGTTTAGAACTAGATACTTTGATAAAGACTTCATGGGTTGGACGTATACGCTACGTGATGGTGCTGTTAAGCTCATACAAGACCAAATACAAGACTTAGTGTTATCAATGTCTGCTGATGACTATCTTGAGCTTCCTGACTTTGTACCATCTGTATTAGGTAATGAGCTTGAAGGTGAGTTGCTAAGAAAATATCTAAAGTTTAAAAATGATATGATATTGGCTGTTAAGGGTGATAAAAAGATTACAGCTTTATCTGCTGCAACTTTGAGCAACAAGCTTTTACAGTTTTGTAGTGGGAACATGTATGGTGAAGATGGGAGCGTTCACCATATACACAATTTAAAGGTGGATACACTTAAGGAGATTATAGATGAAAATCCCAATGACAACATCCTCGTTGCATACAACTACAAGCATGAGCTTAATGCACTTACAAGCAACTTCCCTAGTGCGGTCGTACTTGACAAGAAGGGTGAAGCGGTCACGGCTTGGAATAAAGGCGAGATTAAGCTTCTTCTCGCACACCCAGCTAGTGCTGGTCACGGGCTCAACTTACAAGATGGCGGAAGTCTTATTGTATGGTATGGGTTTACATGGTCACTTGAGCTATATCAACAATTCAATGCCCGTTTACACCGTCAAGGGCAAACCAAAAAAGTCCGTGCTATGCACATCACTGTGGGAGACATTGAACATGACCTAATGACAGCGTTAGCTAAGAAGGATATTGTTCAATCTGAATTATTGGAGGTATTAAAATGAAATATTTTGCATGTATTTTTACTGATGGTAGAAATAAAGTTTTTAAAACAGATAGTCTGACAGAACTTATGGAATGGTATGCTGATAACAGATTAGACGAAAGACTAACTTAAGTAAACTAAAGGTATAATTTATTATGAAGAAAATCGCAGAGAAAGTTATACAAAAAGAGATATTGGATTACCTCAAAGCTGAAGGTTACTATGTTATTAAAGTTATAGTAGGTAATGTTGCTGGTATACCTGATATTTTATTTTGTAAAGATGGAAAGTTTTGTGCCGTAGAAGTAAAAGCTACTGGTAAAAAGAAACAAGTAACTGAGTTGCAGAAATTGCATATAGAAATGATACATGCAAGTGGTGGTAAAGCTATTGTCGCTGATTGCTTGTATGACGTAATGGAGGAGTTTTAGGATGGCAAAGACTAACATAGCTACAGAGAGTTTAGAAGCCATAATGAAAGATGCGTTGATGGTGGAAGTTAAATCACATTTGCTGAAGATGATTGATAATGATTTAGAGAAAATAGCGAGAGATGCAGTTCAAAGATTTTTAGAATTTGAAATACACCAACAGCTGAATGCCGCGTCTATGATGGATGAAATTTATTTTAGTTTTGTAAACAATATTACTAAAACAGTAATTGAAACTAAAGTGATTAAGGAGAAAGACAATGGGTGAAAAAAAGATAGTTGAGAAACATATAACAGTTGATGAGCCAATCTTTGATAAGCTCAATTTAATATGTAAAAAAGAAAACCGTAGTAAACGTGCCGTAGTTACACGGTTAATTAATAAAGCTTTTGAGGAGATGAAAAATGGTTAATACTATATGTACTAATTGTAAAAAAGAACTAGTTTATGGTTCACGATTAAATATTGACAATAAGACAAAAACTTGGGAGTGTCCTGAATGTGACCATTGGTCTCCAAACATGATAGAACCAACAGCTGAAGATAAAGCTTTTGAGGTTATTGAGCTTAAGCAAATGGCTAACCAAAAACACCCATTGCTTAATCCTGATTCAAAACATTATTCAATGGTCGATGGTGTTGAAGCTATTTCCCGTATGGAAGATATGTATCCAAAACATGAGTTAATGGTTTGGGCTAAGATTACAGCTATGAAATATCGTCTTCGTATTGGTAATAAAGATGATGTTGCTAAAGAAGCTAAAAAGATTGAAACCTATGAGGCTTACTATGCGTATCTAAAAGAGTCTTTAAATGATTAATGAAAATAATCCAGTATTCGAGGATTTGAAAAAGAGATACGGTAAGATTGTTGTCAAGTCCAAGAGACCCAGCTACATAATAGAGTTTATATTTATAGGTTTAGTTGTGGGTATGTTGGCTTTTTATGCTGGACTAGATGTTGCCCACGCACAATGTGAGAAGACTTACGGGGCTAAAGAGTGAAGTCTGAGTTTGTATCCCCTGATGCATTAGCTTATAGATATGGCTTAAATGTTAAATCTGTTTATACATTCATATTCAACAATAAGGATAAAAAGTATATATCAGGAGATGGATATAATAAATATATAGATGTTGGATATTTGGAAGATAGAAAAAACGATATTAAAAGACTATGGTTATGTTCACATGACTATTACTACCATTTAATGGATAGACTGAATATATCAGAAGCCCATCTAGGACGAGTTATATCTGAAGATTATCCTGAAATAGCATGGGGGCAATTTCTTAATAGTGCTATGTGGAACAACATTAATGATAGAAGTATATTGGCAGTTAATATACGCAATGAAGTATTGGTCACATTTATTACTTGGTGTGAGGAAGTAATACCACAAATAGAATATAGATTAAAAGGAAAAGTAAGATGAAAATAGAAATTGGTAAAAGTGCTGAAGACGCTAAATGGTTTGGTCGTGTAGACGATAAAGAAATTACTAAAGGTCAGAGATGGTTATGGCAATGTCTTTTTAAAATGTATAAGTATGCTAAGAGTCAAGACATATGAAACAGTTTACACTTGATGATGGGACTGTTTTATCACAAGACGAATATCTGTACGGTGTAGACTCAGAATTAGAACCAATACCAGCAGAAATAATTTGTCGTAGGGTTGAACTCTTAGATGAAGTTATTGAAGTGTTGCATGAGCAACACTACTTAATTAGAGATAGTGCTAGATTAAACGCGTGTTTGAAAGCCAAGACGTTTTGGCAATCATTAGGTAAATAAATTAAAAGGAAATACAATGGGTAAAATAGCAATAGAGTTCAATGAACAAGGTCAAGCAGAGTTTGAGATAAAGACTGATAACGATGGTCAAATCTTCACAGCGTTATTAGGTATAGAGGCTTTTATAGCTGCTCAAAGTGAGTTACCGGTATCTGAGATACGTAGTATTATGGATGAGATGAAGCTCGATATGAAAGTGAAGGGTGTTGAAGATGACTAAATTAATCCAAACAGAAAATTATCCAACTGGCGATTGTATGAGAACAGTTTTTGCATGTATGTTAAATAAAGCAAATCCCGATGAAGTCCCAAATTTTATGCGGGATGGAGAGAAAACATTTTACCCGTATATGGAGTCTTGGCTCACTGAGAACGATTTGGAGTGGATAGAGCTTGATTATGAAGATTGGAAAAAGACACCCAGTGTTCCATTAGGTATTTGTGGTATTACTGGAAAAAGCCCAAGAGGAGATTATGACCATATTGTAGTGGGTGATATAAGGCATAGAAGTGAGGATGAAAAAAACTTTAGAGATATTTACTTCACGCATGATACCTCACCAGCTCATGATGGAGCTTTTATTGAAGGCGATATAAAATTGATTGGTTTTCTACTAAGAAAATTGAACTAATAAACATCACCATAATTATCAGTACCAGCTTGATACTGTCCAAAAGTATTGAGGGTAAATTCTAAATTGTCTTTACCCTCATCCTCCTTATACTGCTCCATACCAAATTCCTCATCGTCACTCATCTTATCAATCATATAAATAACACCATTAGCCGTACTATCCAACCTATCATCTGCCCTAAGACTATCTCTTTCTTTGGTAATTTTACTCAGCTGATATGTCCAACTGTTTATTGCTGGCGCACTTCTATCTTTATCCAATGTATCTTTATCGACAATCAATTTATGTTGATTCATTAATGGCTCAAGAGCTTCGATGATACGAACTTCTTTTTGACCCTTAACATTAACCTCATCTATTTCAGTTTTAGGACTAATCATTCTAAGGTGTGGTTCTAACATCTTAGTAAACATTCCCCCACCCCAGTTTTCCTCAATAAGTAAGGTATCAATACCGTAATCTTTACACATTGTTGCAATAGTAATCATATTTTCATCTTCATAACCACCTTGAAGACCAGTAACTTTTTTCAAGAATAGTCTTGTATTTAATGAGAATAATAAAGTTATACCTATTTCATCTTTACCTTTACCCGATGGGTCAAGCGATAATAGTTTCATCTCATATGGGGATACTTCTTTAGAAGTATACGATGGTGAGTAAAGTTTATCTGCTTTAAAACCATTATGCTTCATACGTAAGTCGTTCTCAGGCATAGAAGAGTGTGACACTTTTAATGGCGCAACATCTTCATCAACATCCATAACTATAAGGTCATTAAGCTTGAGTGGGAATCTTAAATCATCCGCGTCTGATACATCAAGCATATATTGTAATTTATATTTAGATTTACCAATACGCATTTTCTTTGACATCAAGAACTCTTTATCAAGTCTCTCATCAACAGCCATTCCAACAAGACCTTCAGCCATCATCTCTACGATATGTGGAGCTAATGCACCAAAGTAAGAACTATCGTCTTCAGGTACTTCTGCTGGCAATGCAAGTAGTTTATATCCAGCGTCTAGCCAACCTATATACATTGATGACATTGAGTGAGGTGTTGATAAACATATAGACTCATCTTTACCTGACATAAGTAAATTCTGCGCCTCTTTGGCGAATGTGTCTATCTTATCCATCATCGTCATTGACTCTACAGTTTGAGCTGTCTCAATATCATCGTAAATAACAAGACTTGCTCTCATACCTGTAACTTGATTTCCAGCACCAACAGCGTACATACTTGGACTATCTGAAGCTGTAGCACCCGCAACATCAAACGACTGTCCTGACGTTCTCTCGATATTATGTCTAGGTGTCATGTCTTTAGTTATTGGTAACATCTTAATTAGTTTTTGTACGAATTGGGTATAGTTTATTGCACGAGCAGCACCCGCTGACATAACAAGTATCTTCTCATCGGGGTCGTTTAAATATCGCCATACCGCATAAATCTGTGAGGCTAGTGATTTACCTAAACCACGAGAAGCCCAAACCATACGGTGAGGATTGCTTGAATCTTGAAGCCATAAAGCAATAGCATATTGACCTTTAGTTGGTCGAGGTAAATTTAACCATGCAAAAACATATGTGAAGAATACAATGAAGTTATCCATAAGTTCAGCTTCATCAAAATACTTATCGTCCTCGTAATGCTTACCCCATTTATCTTGGGTGAAGTATTTGACAGTTTCTTGAGGAGATAGTTTACAAAAATCTATCAAAACTCACCCTCATCTTCATCGACAAGTTGTCCACCGCGTCTCTTTTTAGCGTCTTCTAACTTCTTCTTAGTATTATCTTCTACAGAACTTTTGCCTTTTTCAGACACTTCATTGTTCTTAGACAAATACGAAACAACTGGGTTTAGTTCAGGAAGTAGATCTGTTTTATTATTCTCTAAACAATCTATCATCTTTTTTCTAACGAGTCTATCTAAAGTCTCTAAGTCTTCTTTCTTAGCCATAAGTCCTCCTACCTACTTAAAATTTATTTATAATTATAAATATTCACTGCTTCTTGCGCGTCTGCTAGTGCTTTAGTTGGTGCTGGATTCATTAACCCTATAGCTGTACCATATGCACCAGCAAACGGATGAGATAGTAATGCTGCCATCATTATATCATTTTCATCATAGTCTCTACCATAAAGCTCATTTCTAGCCATAGTACCCATAGCCGCACCACCAAACCACAATGATGTTTGTATCATTGCATTAGCGTCACCAGCCATCATACCTCTACCTAAAAATGATCCAATATTTGAATACGCACTCATTGGGAATTTAATCAATACTGACGCAACGACACCTAAAGCCGTTTGACGACTATATGAAGCTGTTGTACCCATAGTTGATTGCTGTATTCTTTTTTGTAACATAGCGTCAATAGTTGTATATAGATCTATTCTATCACTTCTACTCCATTTTGAAACATCAAAATATTTTATATGACCCTTCTCATTTAGCTCAAGTCTTTTAAGTAATTCTTCTACCCTAGGTGTTATAGCAAATGATGTTTTCTCATAGTCTTTAAATACGTTAGTACCTCTACTGTGATTATATAAAGCTTGAAGACTATCTTGCATATTCACTTTAGTCAAGAAATCCGATGTTCTAACAAATGGTAAAGTATGAAGAGTGAAATCTCTTACAACTTCAGATACTTTAGAAAATACATCTAAACCAACCTCTCCACCCGATACGTTACCAACCTCATCGATTGATTTGTATGCTCCATAAGACGCTCCATATTGATGAGTACCAAGCCCTAACCCTTTTTCCTCTGTTAAAGACTTCATCATAAAACTATCGTCACCATATTCAGCCATAAGATTTTTATTTAGATTTTGAAAAACACCTCTCCACCCTGACTTATTCAATTTAAATGCTGTAGCCAATACTTCAGGTGCTAGAGATATTGTTGATGTAATCATCTTCGTACCCATAACTAAATTACCAACATCACGCATTACTTTATTAATAGTTGAACTATAATCAATTACCGATGATCCACTTAAAGCTTGAATATCATTCATAACTTCAGTTATTACTTTAGGTTTAGCTCCACTACCAGCAACAATTTCAATAGCCTCATCTACAGATTTGTAACCCATGTCAGCGAACGCAACTTGACCACTAGCTTTATTCAAATAATCAGTCATTATATTCATTATATCTTGCTCAAAAATATCATCAAGAGCTACAGTATATGGTGCTGTTCCATCAACGTATTCAATAGTAACACCTTTGAATTGTCTCTTATCCATTGGTATTCTATTTTTTAATCTACCAAACTTATCTCCACCAACACCTAATGCGTCAGCAATTTCATTTACCACGTCATCACCAAAACCATGTGTCTCAGCAACTTTTCTAATCTCTTCTATAGATGATATACCTTTTTTTCCAGCACCATTAGTAGCGTTGGCAATAGCGTCAATATAAACTTCAGCCACGTTCTCAGGATTAGTAGATTTAGTTAACATCTTAGAGAACTCTTTGATAAACGCTGTTCGAGAACTCGGTGTTGCGTTAGCTAGTACAGAGGATATGTTTCCAGTTCTTGTATTTCTAGGTACATAGTTTTTAAGTATTGTTGTTTTATCAACATCCTTAACACCAGCACCTCTCATCTCAGCCATCATACTGTCAAGTATTCTATTAACATTTTTTGCACCATCTACAATAGATGGAACATCAGCATGATAACCATACTCAATGTGTTCAGTAACCATTTTATCATATTCATAACGCTTACTTTGTGAAGTGAATAAACTTAACGCCCCTTCAATTCTACCTGTACCCGTATCTTTTAACCATTGGATATAACTTTCTTTTACTAACTTTTGAAGCGTATTCCAATGAGCATGATATTGTTGATTTTTAATACGTTCAACAGTTCGTTGTGTATCAATAGGATTATAATACATATCATCAATAAGTTTTCTCATCTTACCTGTAGTATCTTGTAACAATGGTTCAAGAGTCTCTGTAAGTCTTGTTCTAGTCTTATTTAGATTATCAGCTATCTTAGCTCTAACACCCATAGTTTGTTCCATAGCGTCAGCAACTTTAACGCTACTACCAACACCAGCAATATATTTAGCTATTGTTTTAGCGTTCGTAATTGCAGCTAATCCCAATACACCCGCAAGAAGAATTATTCCAGCGTCTTCAGCTAAGTCTTCTCCCTCGTAACCAAATGCGCCTGTAGCAGCTAAAGAAGCACCTAAAGCAAAAGCAACTTTACTAACTTTTTTACCATTAATCTTAATGTCCATATTTTTATTAATACCATTTGATACCACTTCTATTTTTGGTCTATTAAAACCTTTACCATCAGCCTTTTGAAAACTACTATTAATTTGTTCAAACGCTGACTTGCTTATATAACCTTCCGTATGAAGTTTTTCATATACAGATAAAATCTCAGACCCAAGCTTAACATCACTTTTAGCTAGAGCCTCTAAGTCCTTTTTAATATACGAAACATTCATTTCAATATCATCCGCAATCTCAAGTATATCTCTTTTTGTTTGATGAATTAGTCCAAGTTCTTTAGTTGAAAGTTTTGTACCAGTTTTTTTAATATGGTCATCAAGTTGTTTAAAACCAGCAGATTTATTCATTTTTAATCTTTTAATTATCTCAGCTTTTAATACTTCAACTCTTTTCAACTCATCTAATGATGTTTTAGTTTTTGGCTTCTTAACACCAATCGCGTCTAACTCATCAATCTCTTTTTGTAATCTAGCAACTTTACTTTGATTTGGTTTTGCACTATCCATCTCATCTATCATCTCAGACATTTTTTGATTACGCGCATTTGGAGATTTTCTTTCTGTAGCAAGTGTTAGATCAATAGCCTCTCTCCTAGAGCCTACAGACATCACAGCATTATCATTTGGAGCATTAACTACAGATGAGCCTATTGTCATGTTATCAACGCTGTTCATCTTTCTAATGATTGAATAATCTATAGCACCAATAAAAGTTGAAAGCAACATAGCTTCAGTCATAGATGTATCATCATCTATTGCACCAATAAATGCACCATAACCAACCTCAGACCCAGCAGTTATCTTAGCTATCGTACTTGAAGTTTTAGCTGTTGCAGCCATTGTTTTAGCTACCGTTGCTCCAAGCCCACCAATTATAATATCAACATCAGCTATACTTGTAACAAGAGATGAAACTAATTGTTGCGTGTCTGTAAGTGAATTTTGAATTTGCTCAGTTCTCTCATTATCAATTTTAATTAAGTCTGATAAATCTACAGCATGTTCATAACTAACCGCGTCACTTATCTCATTAAAATTATCAAGACTTAAGCCGTTATCTGTTAGAAATTTAAACTTAGCGTCATTATCCCAAGAATTTAAAAACTCTTCATCGGTATCTCTAAATAAAGCTCTATCGTGTTTAAAATAGTCATAACCTTTAGCAACCCATGTTTCATCAAATGTGTGTGAAAAACCTCTCCATTTCTCTCCAACATCAGGTAAAACTTCTCCCTCATTCCAATCAAGAACTGAGGCTTGAGCAATATTAGTTAATCGCCGTTGCTCTTGTACTATAAATTGATTTTGACTTTTAGCCACATCAGTCGCATTTTCAATAGTCTCATCAAATGCAACAACTTGTGCAGGCTCATGTGGTTTTATTTCTGTTTCAACACTTCCTAAATCAGCCATCATCTGTTCCCCACTGGTATCTTATATTCTCTAACCCCTGTTCTAAATTCATTAGGAGTATATATATTTGTCATAAGGAGCTTACGACCCTTATACATATTTACAACTGTTTGTATCTCACCATTCAATCCTATAAATTGATATGTTGTGAAATTATCTTCATCGACCAAATCATCAATGCTTACTTCTTTACCTGAGAAAGTTTTTAAGTCCTCATTGACCAAAGATTGGAAGTTACTTCTAACTTTATTTTGTGCAGCTGAAGTATTACTCTTTAATGGGTTTACAAAACTCGTTGATGTTCCGAATATTGGCACAATACTTGGATCAATCTCCATCATCTTTTCTTTAGAATACTCAACCAAATCATCTTTGCTTAATATTGGTTTACCCTCTGTTTCAGCAAGAGCCAACATTGTGTCAAATGAACCATGGGATAAAGTTGTTTCCCCAAATATAGCACCCGCAACTAAATCGTCTTCAGTTATATCTGTTGTTTGAAGTAATTTAACTTTACGAGAACCTTCGTTTCTACTTTTATATTCTTCACTTAAAGAAAAAGTTTTTTGTTTTAACTTTAATAGAATTACATCTTCTGTTAAAGTTGGATCTGTTTCAGCTTTTTGTAATAAGTTGGTTCTATATGTTTCAACATCTTGAACCGTCCTATTTGAAATCCAAGAAGCATTGTTTCCTGAATAGGTGTTGATAAATGATGAGTTTAAATGCAAAGAAGCAACTAATTCATTGCTTGTCCTAGCTGTACGGAATCCATTGTTATTAAATGACGCTATGTTGTTGTCTACAGTCTTTAATGCTGAACCGCCACTATAACCATCGGTACTCATTAGTCCAATATTGACACCAAGTGTTGCTGAGGCGTCCATATCTCCTGATGCTGTTGTTGCTCGTATATCTGTTGTTAATTTATTGTCCACATATTTTTTTAGATCATCTTTTGATAGTGTCGTTCCACCAACAGTGATTGTCAAATTGTCAGCAACTTGTCTCTGTTTAGTAGTGATAATATAATCTTGCTCCATTATCTCACTATAAGATTTATCCCCATTCATTAAGTTGATATAAGCACTATTAAATGTCACAATAGTTTCAGCTTTTGTATTCAATTTAACAAGATTATCAATATCTGAAGACCAATCTTCGTTTGGTTGACGTACCATAGCTCCTGATAATTGTTCACCTGAAGTAGCAACCGCGGTTAATGCTTGAGCTGGTGTGGAGTTCATAATATTAATATTTGAATTAGTATTAGCAATAGTTAGTTTGGTTTTTTTACCTTTACCTATAACTTCTTTATTATATCCATCAACCCAATTATTAAAACTCTTTTTCATTGAGTCATATGCTGTATCAGTTATTGATGTATCAACTTTGCTGTACTTACCATTAGTTCTTTTTGCAAAACCACCGTAAGTATCATTAAATAAATTATCTACAGCACTTTGACTCATTAGACCTTCATCTAAATATTTTGTTAACTCAACACTATCGACACCGTCTTTAAACTTATTTGTAAATGAAGAATTTAAACCTTGAGCAACACCTGTCCAAATAGCTTGAGGATCTTGACCAACATCTCTAAGTCTGTCTTGCCATACTTTCACATTCTCATCTGTAAATGTACCATTAGTTAAAGTCATTTCTAAACCAATAGCTTGTATCTCTTCATTGGTAAACAACTTTGTTTTTAATGCAAGATTTGATTCTTTATTTTTAAGCAAGTCATTTGTAGCTGGAACAGCGTACGTATCTTTGAAACCCTGATTAGCAAGTGGATTATCTCCAAATGCGCCTTTTTGCATAAACGCTTCATATATGCCTTGTTCAAGACGAGTTTTTTCAGCCATATCAGCTGATGTAACTCTTGGTTTATCGGTATATAATTGAGCTATGCCGCTCATTTGTTTTTTATATTCAACCAAGTTATCTGTACCAACTCTTTTACCAGCGTACTCTGAAGCTTGTTGATGAGTTTGTAAAGTGGTCGAAAACATTTTACCAATATCTTTAACTAAGTCTGCTGACTTATCTATTTGTTGTGTAGGTTGAATCGTAGCACTAGTTGGCGCGCCAACAGCTCCGCTTGGAGCTTGACCAACAGTAGTTGATTGTTGTGTTTTTGCTAATTCGCTAAGTGTCTTTGCCATTATTGTTCTCCATTAGGTGTAATTCCAAAAGCTTCTACTCTTTCTGATACCGGTATCGCACCTAAAATATCACTAACTCCACCTAAACCAGCAGCGATACCAGTAACCAACGGATCTGTACCAATATTTACTCCACCACCAATTAAGATTGAATCTATTTGATTTTGGATACCAACTTCCGCAATATCCATACCAATCAATAAGTTTCTTGTTTGTTGTCTAGCTGAAGCAACTATGTTCGCTTTATCCATGTTTTCATTAATAAAAGCTTCTTTGATAGCTAGTGATGTTGTTCCACCAGTTGTACCTGTTTCAGCAGCAGCAGTTTTCAGCAATGAGGCTTCTTTCATTGCATTTAAACCACGTTCAGATAATTTATCTCCAAGTACGCTATTAATATTATCAATTTGTTCTTTGTTCTTAACTTGTTGTAACTCAAAACTTGTAACAGCATTTCCAACATTTTGAATAGCTGCGTCTGTTGAAGCGTCTAACTGAGCTTTAAAATTTTCTGTAGCTAGTTGGTTACTAATAATATTAGTAACGCTAGTTGCAGCCGCCGCATATCCAGCATAGTTATTTGCTCCACCGGTTTTAGAAATTGATTGTTGAGCATCAGCCATATCCTATCCTTTAATGTAATTTTATCATAATTCGCTCCAAAGAGCGAATTAGCTAAAATTTATCCTAGAAACGTTGAAGTCATCATAAATGCTGCGTTATCAAATGTCAAATCCATTGTAACATCAGCTCTTACTCTTATGATATATGAATGTCCAGCAATAGCACTAAAAGGAGCAGTGAATGAAATCCCCTCTTCAGTTGCACTCTTTGGAATACTCCTTGGATATGCACCTTCTATTGTAGCTGTCGTTTCATTGTACAGTTCAAAATAAACAGTTCTTGTAACAGTAGAGGATATAAATGATGATACTGCTGTAAAAGTTATTTGGTATAGACCGTTAAGTGGTACTGTGATTGTACCCGCTAGAGCATCTACAGTTAGTATTCTGTCTACTTCTTGTATATAATCAACTACATTTTGAGGTGTTGTAGTAAGCGAATATAATGGAGTATTTTGACCTCTTATATAACCAGTAGCTTGTGGGTAAGTTATAAGATTATCTATCTTTACAAATATCTCACCAACAGTATTGTTAGAAATAAGAACTGTACCAAGTGCTGAAGCTACATCAGGTATTGTTTGTATTAATCCTCCAGTATCTACATCGCTTAAGAATAATGTACCACCAACTGATAGCAATGATGTATCTACATTGTGTATTTTACCATTAGCTACAATCCAACCCTCTTCATCAACACCAATAGCTTTAGGGGTAATACCTATAACAAATGATGTTGTAAGTATATTTGCTTGTGCTGCCACAGCTTTTAACTCATTTGATGTCTCATCTATACCCCCATTACGTATGGCTGTTAATGGTGGTATAATTGAGCCTGTTCTATTAATCACTCTAATTACTATATCTGTCCCTAGATGCACATGTACATCAGCAACATCAGTCTGCATGGCTAGTATTTTCTCTTCATCACTAAAGTAAAATTGCCCCTCAAGATGTGAAGGGATTGTTTCTTGGGGTGTCATCTTTACTGTAGTATGTGTTTCACCAGCTCTAATACTAACAATATCCACTGTATTTACATCTACTTGGTCTATCGCGTCATCAAGATTACTAAATGCAACGTCTAAATTATCCGATACGTTTTGACCAGTTGATACTAAATCGACTATTGATGTCCATAATGTTTTTGCTAAACCCATAATTTATCCTTTTGTTTTCATATTATAGCTAAACTATTTCTATAGTTATTCTATCTGCGGTTTCTAGCTTAGTCATAAGTCTATCAAATGCGAGTCTTGACTCACCTATGAAGTCATCATTACCTTCTACAGATTTATTACCTACAAGTATGCAACCTTCTGTATCTTCACTGGTATTACCAGCATGTATTCGTATGCCTCCAAACTGTGGTACGTTAAGCAATAGCGGTAATACTTTTTTAAATCTAGTTGACATAGTAAGTATTACTTCATAAATACCTCTTGGTATGGCAGTTTCACCATACACTTTTTCACCACCATTCTCTAACTTTCTATCTTTATCTTCTAGTGTAAAACATTCTTCAGTACCGTTAAGAAATAGTTTACCTTCAGTAGCCGTATCGCCAATATTTTCTCTAACTAATTGTAAATACATTATTCAACTCCCAGCACTCTGGTGGTTGCATATAAATCAAGTAATAATTTACCTATACCTATAATTACAACTAATGCAACACTCGATAAAATCTTATCTCTAAACCGCTCTTTTTTATCTTTAGCATTGTCCCTATCTTTTTTATCGGTAATTAAAGCATTAACCGCTTTAGCTAATTCACCTAAAGTTTCATTAGTATTAGTATGGTGCGTACCCTCATCTTCCATATGTTTTTTTAAATACGTGGACTGTTCTTCATCCCTATTAGCCATTGTTTCCAATCGACCTAGTATCGCTTCGTGCCCAGCTTCAAGCTTTGATATTCTACCTTCATCTTGATGTCTTCTATCAAAGTGTGGACACTCTGTATAACTGTCGCCAAACATTCCCATTATTTTTCCCTAGCTACTGAATTTTGTTTTTCATAGGTTCTTAATGTAGCCATACCTAACATAGCTAATACCAACTGATACAATGTATCGACATTTAATTTAGGAGTTTCTATAGATACATCTATAGTTCCTCCAGCACCATCGGGAATCTCTCTAGTTATATCAGCAATAGCAATCCCCCATTCAATAAGAGGTTGAAGTACAAAAGCATATGCTAATGCAATTCCACATACCCAACCAATAAAAGGTCTCCATCCAGCTACGAATAAAGACTTATGAGCAGCCTCAATCTTGTTTATTGATATTTGACCTTGATTAGCCATATTTTCAAGCTGAGAGAGTTGTAAACTTATCTTAGCCATCTCTGCTGGATCTTTGATCTTTTCACCAGTTATCGCTTCTCTGATAGAGGTGAATACCCCACCTATATCGCCTAAATTAAAATCCATTAATGCCATTTTTCATCCTTTATTTCCATCTTCCACGAGCTTTAATTACAATATCTCTATTTCCAGTAGACACACTTTCACCACTAGATAACCAGTATTCCCATGTTGTTGGTAAACCAACTGTACCATCTTTGATTGCAATTAAAGATTGTGTTCTAGAATTTGATTGTGCTTGATAATCATCATAAACTATACCAACGAATGGAACTGGATATAAACCAGTAACCCTATCATTATAAAATAAAACCCCTGAACCAGCCCATGCACCCAATGTTTGTGTTTTTAAGTGTTCAAATGTCATTTCCCCACTTGGAAATCTTATATATGAACCAATATCAGTAACCACTTCAATTTTCCCATCAGGATATATTAAAGAAGAACTAGGCGTACCATTAACAAGAAGAGCGTCAGTATACGCTCTAGGTATATATTCATCGTAATTAATAGCATCATCAATATGGTCTACATTTGTTATGTCAGTTGTCATTCCAATATACTTATTATTTCTAAATATTAAGTTAGTTGCTACACCAGCAGTTTCTATTTGAATCCCTCTAGTTTGTAATGAAGTATCTCTATTACTGAATATGTTTGATTCTATCATAACGTTATCAGTAGTTGTTGTAGCAGTGCTAACATATATACCAGCATTTCTATTATCTGCATGACCACCATTATCATTTAAATTATTTCCACTAAATTTAATGTTTCTAACATAACTTGTATATATACCTGAACGTCTATTGTGATGTATAATATTATCAGATATTATAGCATTATCAACACTGGATAATCGTATCCCATCTTTTCTATGTCCATAAATGTTATTATTAGATACAGTTATTTCAGAACATGGGTAATCAGAAGCATTACCAAATACTATAACACCAAAAGATTCTTCATTGTTGTCTTCATCGTTAAATATTATATTGTTATCAATTACAATATTAGTAGGTTCTTCACCTGAAGAATTACTTACTATCGCTATTGACGCATTTCTTTTTTGTAGACCGTTAGCACCGTTATAAATTATATTATCTGATATAACTATATTGATACCACCATGAGTATCAATACCTTCCCATTTTGTATCTTCCACATAATTACCAAGTATTTGTATATTACTACAATAGTTAGTATTTTGAGTTCTACTACATGAAACACCATAGGAATTTCCTCCAGTACCGTGGTCATTCATATTTCTGAATGTATTGTTTTTAATTATAGCTCTATCAACACTCCACAGTGTAACCCCTGACCAGTCATTATTACCTGAGAAACTATTGGAAACTATAATATTAGTACATGTCTCAAATGAGATACCGTATCTAGTAGATTGTTCAGCTCTTACATCATCAACAACAACAGTTAAACAAGCATTAGTATTCACGTCGTCTAAACCACCACCTGAATTTTCTGTACCACCACCAAATCTAAGCAGATGGCAACTTGTTTCAGAATTTAATCCATCCCAAGCTGGGTTATTTTGTCCATACCCAACAATATTAATCCCTTTTACTGTGATATTTGAACAATCTACAAATTGAATAGGAGTGATATAATCATCAACAATTATTTTCACATTTCCCTCTATAGTTATATTATTTTTACCTCTAACAAAAAAACAAGTAGTAGAAATTCCAACATTGTAACCTAGACTTTGAGGGTCTTTACTAGCAATTAAAAACTCACCATCATTAAGGATGAGACCACTATTATCAGGCATAGCATTAAAGCATTTTTGAATAGCTAATGTGTCATCTATTATACCATCCCCAACTGCTCCACCCCATTTCACATTAATAGGTTGATTATCTTGTCTTACCCAACCATCAAAAATTGTAACACCATTATTTACTGCTGATAATATGGGATCATAAGTAAATTCACCACCTCTATTAATATCACTTACAGTAACTTGGGTTTGGATGTTTATATCTATTAAAGCTAAATCTTCTATTGTATCAACTACCCATTTTGTATAGTTTCCAGTTGCAACTTCAACAACCTCATCTGATATACCAGCAACAACTTCAACCTCAGTTGCTATACCCGCAACTATAGCAATATCACTTGGACTTGTTGCTAATTCATCAGATTCATCAGCAACACGCACTTCTAATTGTTTATATAACGTTTGACTTAATAATTGATTTAATACACATGAATTATTAATAAGTTGATAATCTGAAATATTCATTTGTACCCAAACGTCATCAGATACTTGTTGTCTCCAAACAGCCATATGCTGTTTAGTTGCTATATGTTTGGTTGATGGAAAAGTCCTACTATTTAAAGCTGTTTCCGAATAAAAACTTGATTGAATTGCCATTTTATCTCCTTGAGTCTCGTTTAGTTAATGAACCTTCATAACTAACTGTGTTTATTCTAAATCCTATTGAATCGCTATTTGAAATACTTAGTCTAATATTTTTTGCGTCTCCGTATACCATAGGTTTACGATTAACTGTATATTTAGATTTAATTTGTCTTGTAGTGTTTCTAGCTATATCTTCTACAATTAAATCAAACTGACTTCCTTCTTCACTAGATATTTGAACTGTCTTAAATTTTAAATGACCTCTAATATCTTTAGAACCACCACTACTAGCAACCCATTCACCAATCTTAACTATAGTTGGTATTATAGTCTCATTATCAACTGTTGTAAAGTCATCTAAAAATTGATTCTGATAATTTTGTGGAAATATAGGCATTATTTCAAATTGATTTTGTGAAGATAAACTATCAGGACTCATAACCCATTCTAATGAATTATCCCATAACTTAGAATTATCCCAAACACCATCACCAACTATCCAGTTTGTAGAAGCAACTGAATTGAGTCTACCTATAAGTATATTTAAATTTTTCCCAAGACTGAACGAGCTATACACATTACCATTAAAAGTCCATTTAAACCATGCTGATTGTATCCTATCTGTACCGTCATCAAAATACTTATAAACAAATATAGTATTAGATAGATCACCGCTGTTTAAAAACAATGTATTGTTAATAGGACTACCACTGAGTCTAGTAACATTTTTTGGTATATAAGATTGAATATGCGCACTAATATCAGTTGCTTCACTTATCTTCCCATCACCAGTGACAAAGTATTGCATAACTGCTGTATATTCTCCACGTTTAGCACAAAAGAAAACCTTATTACTCATAAATATAGGTCTTATATTTTTATTTATTTCATATGCTGAAGTTTGACTAATTTGTATAGACTTAGGACTTAGAACATTTCCACCTTCTAATTTGAATTGAGCCTTATCAGAGAATAACATTAAACTATCTTCCAAGTATGTAGCATACTCCAATTGTATAGCTTTAGTCGTATCTACTGTTGTATCTATTCTATCTGAATCTAATAATGCAGCTACAGATGTTCTCCAAAAATTACCATATCCACCAACTTCACTAAATACAACTGTTCTATCTGTAATAAATCCTAATCTATTTTTAAAAAAGAATATATCTTTAATTACAGCCCCACCTTGAGTAAATGAAGGTGGTTCGTTTGTATCATCATCTCCTACAAGTTTATCAGACCAAAGACTATAACTAGAAAATGTAAATGTATCATCAGCATTTCTAGTTAATATATGTGGCATTGATTGAGCCAATAGTTTTGGTTGTGTGTTGTAACCTAAAGCTTCTCTCCATTGTCCGTCTGTAAATTTTAACCAATATGATACGTCCGTACTGCCTGAACCAATGACTTTAACCAATGCTCCCGAATAAGGCATATTCTTAGGTAAATCTGTACTATATATAACCTCTCCCGTCCACGCATAGGAAGCTTGGTCACCAAAGGTATCACCCATATAAATATTAATCATATCCGCACTATCAACAGTTTTAATCCTAAGAACACTACCACCAATAGATTCAGCTAGAAAGAAAGCTGACGCATTTGTATTAATATCGGTAACTATATCTGTTACTGCACCCTCAGTAGTTGTGTTTGTAACAGAACTTGAATATGTGGTTGTATCTGATTGGATACTAAAAGAATAAGTATATGCTGATACTGGATTACTGCTTTTAATCCAAATATAACCTTCTTGTATACACGTTGATTGAGGAAGAATTATATCTTCACTATACGATGAACTAGCAGTTGAATCATAGTAATCAGCTTCTACAGCTGTCCATAATTGTGTAAGAGAAACTGGATTTATTGTTATTCCTGTAGTTGTAACTAAACTCGCTGACCCATCTACTTTTTTAACCCTAATACCTTTTCTAGTTGCGTCTGTTATTATATCAACAACATAAATAGTTGGATCTAAACTTTCAACAACTTTATTTTTTACATTTTCTATATACTCATTGTAAGAAATAGCTTCACTTGGGTTAAAAATAGAAATAAATGGAACTTGAGACGCTGGTGGAGCTGGAAATGATTTTACTATATGTTCTCGTGGTTTAACATATATAGCCGTATACGTTCCATCTATTGTAATTGATGTTGTTGATGATGATAAATACGCTTCAGTTGTTACTTCACCAACGATAGTTCCTTCAAGATGTGATGGTGAATAAGCTTTTTGAAGAACAGTAATATCTTCTATTGATCCATATTCATGAAGAAGTTTTATATCTGCTGATTTAGAAGGTTCTTTATTAAACCATATAATATCCTCATGCACAGTAACGGTAGACGCGCTACCGTCTCCAGCAACATGTGGGTCAAGTATGGGATTAATATTTTTATTAGCTATAAATGTTGTATCTTTAATAGTAACAGCTGCATAACCTCTACCATTAACAAATGGTTGAAGATAATCTTCGTCTTCAGTAGTTGGAAATATTAATTTACTATTTCCTTTATTATATACTTCTCCACTAAGAACATTTACAATATTCATTCCATCATCAGTTATAGATATAGAATATTTCTCTTCACTATCTCCGGCTAAACCTCTATCATATTCATATACCCACATTTCTTTACTATAGTCTATAGGGTGTGTTAAATCAAGTTTTTGTGTTGGATTTCTTTTTAATAGACCTCTATCAAGAGTAGGATAAGCATTAACCATCTCTTCAACTTGAGTATTTAATCTTTGTTCAGCAGACTGTTGATTTACACCACCGTATAAACCATCTATTTGATTTGATATTAAAGACATGTTAACTCATTACCAAGTTATCTTGACCATATTCAGAAGTCAACATATTATAATTGCCGGTATAACCTTCACTTCTACGAGCAATAATGTGGGCGTCTTCCTCATCAGCTTCACTATACCCGTAAACATTTGTATCCATAACAGTACGAGCCTGAAACTTTCTAGCTGCTCTAATAGTAATGAAATTCCTAATTGGATGAGTTAGAGTATTAAAATCTAAATCCCATATAACTTTCATTTTTTGTGGTTCATCAAATTTAGCTGTTTGATCTGATTTACTATATAGTTGCCAATTTCTCATTATAATATCTCCATCAGAAGAAGATATATCAAGCACATTAGCTGGTATATTTATAAAACCATTAACATCTTGTGGAAATTCATAATCTGAATCAGAATTAACATCCCAACCTTCAGCTAAAATTTCTTTTTTTGTTTCAATAAGTACACTTGCTGCCAATTGAGCTTCTAATATTTCAGCTAATTCAACATCATCAGCTATTGGTAACTCATTAATCATTTGTAACATTACATTGACTGACGCTAAAAAGAATTTACTTGAGTCGTACTGTGGATTTAATATGTCTGCCATAACTGACTCCTTAAATAGATTTTGGCGTCCCCACCGAGAGGAGGCTGGATGAGGACTGAAAACCTACTTATCATAGATTAAAACTCTATGATAATATAACTTTTTTTAAAGCTTCAGAAGTAACACTGTCACATCCTCCACCAATTTGTAAAACTTCACCCACTAACATTGGTACTACTTTTGTAACAGCATCTTCAGCCCAAAGATAGTCGGCAGTTACAGCAAGTGTATCACCAACCTTCTCTAAGCTAATATAATCAGCAGTCACATCTAGTCCATTAGCTACAGCTGCGTCATTACTAGTATAAGTAGCAGTGATCGCAAGTGTATCAAGCGGAGCTACACCAAATGTAATAACACCAGTTGCTAGTACAACAGTGTATTCAGATGGGTCAGCTACAACACCATCAACAAAAACAGTTAAACCTGAATTACCAACCGGATACCCTGTCTGACTTGCTCCACTAAGTAATGGTATATTATTACAAGTAAAGTCAACAAGAATACCGTTACCAGTACCTATTGCGTCATCTGTATGAGTAGTTTCAACTGGGTCAAAAGTAACCACACCTGTTGCTAGTACAACCGAATAACCAGTTTTAGGATATTCCACAGCGTCAACATAAACAGTTAAATCTCCATCACTAAGTAATGGAGTATTGTTACAAGTAAAGTCAACTTCTGTACCATCACCAGTACCTATTGCGTCACCAGTATTAGTGGTTGGCACTGTAAGTACCGTAATAACACCAGTTGCTAATACAACACTATAATACGATGGGTCGATTTCCACAGCGTCTACATATAAAGTTAACTCATCAGCATTAACTAATGGAGTATTAGTACAAGTAAATTCAGTAAGTGTGTCGTTACCAGTACCTATTGCGTCAGCTACATCTCTAGTTTTTACAGTAGAATAGTTAAAAGTCTGATTACCAGCGTCTATAGCTCGGATTAGTTTCTTAGGTCTAAGAGGAGTAGCCGAAGCCACTCCTATGAAACTACCAGCATTAATTTCAAACAGTTCCATAACTTATCCCTTAAACGTTTTTGATAGAAACAGCAGCTTGTGGACGAAGCGCACCCATACCATTTGAAAAGTAAGCATTGATAAGCTTCGCGTCTAAGAACTCAGGTTGAGGATTAATGTCAACATTGATATCCCATAGTTTAACTATTGCCGCAGCTTCTTCAGTAAATGCAAGAGCGATTAGACCCGCAGTTGTTGGTAAGTTGTTTGATTTGAATACCGTAGCACCACCAACCATTTTAACATCACCAATATCAAGA